ACGTCGACCTTGATCGGTCCTTCGACGAGGCAGCCGACGGCGCGCAAGCCGCCGGCAAACGTGAAATCCGCGCTTGCCAGAATCGGGCGGATGCTCCCGACGAGCGCCAGGCGCTCGTTCCAGACGGCGTCGAGCGCGTCGTCCCGGACGGCGAAGTAGAGGTCGACGTCAGAGTAGGGATCGGCCGTTCCCTCGGCCAGACTGCCTTCGAGCCAGCCGGCGACGAGACGTGGGTCCGCCGCTAAAACGATCCGGGCGCACTCGACAAACGCGGCGCGCTGCGCGATCATCACGGCGCAGTCAGCCCACGTCGAACAAGGGTGAGCAGCTTCCCCAGCCACCTTCAAGCCCCTCACGCTTGCGGTCTATCCCCAACTCGCGAGCGAACCTACCCGGGTTGGGGCTTACTTATGTTCACAGTGGTTTATCAGGTAGGAGCGGCAATTTGCTGGCTTCCTCGGCTTTTCCCACGGCCACGCCCTTGAACGAAGCGGCCGGGCGCCTACCTCAACTCACCAGGTCGGAGCGGCCGGCAGCGGCGAGCGCGCGCCAGCCCGGCGGCCTGGACGAGGCCGCCCAGACTTCAGTGGAACACGGACACGTCGTTCGAGGAGCCATTCGCCACGTAGAGGGTGTTCGACGGCAGGTCGAGCGCGACGCCGCCGGGACTTGACCCCACGCCGGCCGCTGTCCCGACAGTCTGCGTGACGGTGTTCGTTGCACCGTTGATCACGGAAACGGTATTCGTTGATGCGCTCGTCACATAGATGGTGTCCGTCCTAGGATCGACCGCGACGTCCGTAAAGGGGAGGAGCCCCGAAACGATCGTGGTGGTGATGCTGTTCGTCGCCCCGTTAATCACCGTTACGAAGGGACCGCCCCCGTTCGTCACGTACACGGTGTCAGTCTCTGGGTCGGTCGCGACTTGGTATGGGACTACCCCCCCGACAATGGTGGCGGTGACGGCGTTAGTGGCGCCGCTAATCACCGAGATCGTATTCGAGTCCCGATTCGCCACGTAGAGTGTCTTCGTCGTTGAATCGACCGCGATGCCCACAGGTCCGGACCCGACGTCAATGGTGGCGGTGACGGCGTTGGTGGCACCGCTAATCACCGAGACGGTGTTTGATCCGTTGTTCGTCACGTAAACAGTATTTCTCGATGGCAAGATCGCGACATCCCACGGAACGGTCCCAACGTTGATGGTGGCGGTGACCATGTCCGTGGCGCCGTTAATCACCGAGACGGAGTTTGACCCGGAGTTCGTCACATAAACCGTGTTCGTCACCGGATTGACGGCGATGCCCTTCGGCTGCAACCCAGTGGGGATCGTCGCGGTGACCGTATTCGTTGCCCCGTTGATCACCGAAACCGTATTGGACGAGAAGTTCGTCACGAAGATGGTGTTCGTGCTCGGGTCGACGGCGACGCCAAAGGGCCCTGACCCCACCGGGATCATCGCCCTGCTTGCTCCAGCGCTCGTTACCGCGAGTAGGACCAGCAGTACCGCGACGAGTCCGCTGCGTACCAAACGAGACACACGCATCCCTCAGCGGGCACCAACTAATTAACCGAGACCTCTCAAGGCACGGTCTGGCCGCCCAGTCGCTAGTCATTCTAGCAAACAACGTGGAGGTATCGCTGAATTTGAGATCAACTCCGCTTCCAAAATGTTGTTTTTTGCCCCTCCAAAATGCATGTATTAGATAGAACATCTGTTCGATCGAACGGATGAAACGCCAGCGGGAAGGCCACGATGGTCGAGCCGAGCGAGCGACAACCGAAGAAGCGCGGGGGACGGCCGAGCCGATCGCTGAAGACGGCCCGCCAGCTCTACGGCGATCTGTTCAGCGCCGAGGAGCGCGGATCGCTCGGCCAGGCGCTGGCGGCCGGCGACCTGAGCGAGGAGGTCGCGCTGCTGCGCGTGCTGGTCCACCGGGCCGTGGAGAGCGGCGAGAGTCTCGAGACGATCAGTCGGGCGCTGGCGCGGCTGGGCCAGCTGTTGAAACTGCAACACGTGCTATCCGGCGACTCGGCCCGCAATCTCGACGACGCGCTCGCTCGGGTGCTCCAGGAAGTTGGCGCGGAGATTGGGCTATGAGGATGCCGCGTCTAACGCAATCGCGGAGCCGTCCGGAACGCCCTCACCCTGACCCTCTCCCAGCGGGGAGAGGGGACCAGAGCGGCGACGCGTCGCTACGGTCGGCGCTTGGGGCGACAATCCGGGGACTGTGGGGGCCGGGGTCGGACCAACCGCTGGGGGTATCGGCGTACGAGCAAGTGACTCGGGAGCGGGTCGACGGACTGAAGGCGCAGGTCGACCGGATCGAGCTCAAGATCAACGGCCTGTTGGTAGCACTCGTCGCCGCGGTCGTCGGCGAGCTTTACCGTCTGGTGGTGAAGGGATGAGGGAGGTGTCGTGGCGCGGGAAGCGGCGCTGCGGGCGCTGGTGTCGCGCCTTGAGCTTTGGTCTCGCCTTGGCCTGGGCCGCCCACTTCGCCCGTATCAGCGCGAGGCGGCCGCGGCGATTCTCCGCTCGATTCGCGAAGGCGCGGGGGACGTGCTCACGGTGATGATGAGTCGGCAGGCCGGCAAGAACGAGCTGTCGGCGCAGCTCGAGTCGTTTCTGCTGGCGGGTCACCAGCGCCGGTCGGCGACGATCGTCAAGGCGGCGCCGACCTTCAAGCCGCAGATCATCAACTCGCTGCTCCGACTCCAGCAAATGCTGGAAGCCTCGCCGCTGACGGCGGGACGCTGGCGGAGCGAGCGGGGGTACATGGTTCGGCTGGGTCAGGCCCGGGCGCTCTTCTTTTCGACCGCGCCGGGGGCGCAGATCGTCGGCGCGACTGCCTCCTTATTATTGGAGGTCGACGAGGCGCAGGACGTCGACGCCGGGCGCTACGACAAGGATCTCGCGCCGATGGCGAGCTCGACGAACGCGACCCGAGTCATGTATGGCACCGCCTGGGACGGCCGAACGCTGCTTGCCCGGCAGATTCGTAGCAATGAGGCGGCCGAAGCGCGCGACGGCCGGCGGCGCCACTTCGCTTATCCCTGGTGGGTCGTCGCCGAAACGAATCCGGCCTACGGCAAGTTCGTCGAGACGGAACGGGCCCGGCTGGGACCGGAGCACCCGATGTTCGTTACCCAGTTCGAGCTGCGCGAGATCGGCCAGGACGCCGGGCTGTTCACCCGGGCGATGGTCGAGAGCATGCGCGGCGATCACGCGCGATGCGACCGGGCCGAAGGCGAGGGCGTGTGGGTGGCCGGGCTGGACGTCGCCGGCGGCTCCGAGGAAGTCACCGACGGGCTGGCGCGCGAGCGGGCGCCCCGACGCGACTCGACGGTGCTCCTGGTGGGACGAGTGGAGTGGGTCGACCTCGGGGAAGAAGCGCGCGAGCGGCTGATTCGGATCGAGGGAGCGACCTGGTGGACCGGCCACCGGCACCGCGACCAGTTCGAAGGGCTGGTCCGGCTGCTCCGGGACTGGCGCGTGGCGCGGGTCGCGGTCGACTCGACCGGCGTCGGCCAGCCGCTGGCGGAGTTTCTCGTCTCCGTTTTTGGCGACGAGCGCATCGAGCCGGTGCCGTTCACCAGTCAGCGGAAAAGCGATCTGGGATTCGATCTCGTCGCCGCGGCGAGCAGCCGGCTCAAGTGGTATGCCCACGGCCCGGACGACGCGGAAGCGCTGGAGTGGTGGCACGAGGTCGAGGCGTGCAAGCGCGAGGTGCGGCCGAACCAGCAGCTCCGCTGGTCGGTGCCGGAGGCGGCCGGTCACGACGACTTTATCGCCGCGGCGGCGCTCCTGGTTCACGCCGCCAACGCGGTCACGCCGCCCGCGGCGAGCCGGATCATCGCGTCGACGGACCCGTACGGGGACTATACGAAGTGAAGAGTGAGGAAGGAGGAGCGGTGCCCAATTTGATTCGGCGGCTCCAGTTCTGGCGGCCGGAAGAGTCGGTCTCCTTCTCGCTTCCGGCCGCCGCTTCCTCCGCGCTCGCGGAGGGGCAAGAGAGCGGGGAGACATCACTCTCTACTCATCACTCATCACTCGGTCAGGCCGTCCGGGAGCAGGTGAACAACCCGATCTTCAATCCGCAGTCGTTCACGCAGACGCTGATCGACGAGGATCGGGGCTGGCGCTCGCTGATCTCCGGTGGCATTCGGGAGCTAACCTGGGCGCAGATCATCGAGCATCTCAACACGGTGCTCGACTACTACCGGACGAACCCGCTCGCCTTTCGGCTGGTGCAGCTGCAGGTCGACCACGTTCTCGGCGATGGGATGCAACTGAAAAGTAGCGATCCGGCAATTCAGGCGGAGATCGATCGGTGGTGGCACCATCCGCTAAATAACCTGGACGTGCGGCAGTTCGATTTGTTGACCGCTTTGACGCTGGACGGCGAGATTTTCGTGAGCCAGCACGTCAATCCGTTTGACGGATCGGTGTACGTCCGGCTGGTTCCCGCTGGGTTGATCGACCGGATCGAGACCAACCCCGACGACCTGGAGGACGAGTGGCGCTACCACCAGACCGCCCAGCCAATTACGCCCGACACGCTGATGTGGATGCCGAGCGCGATCCAGGCCGAGGGTCGGTGGTGGAACGCGCCGGGGATTGCGGGGCTACCGGAGATTCCTGGCCAGCAGGGCGTTCCCGCCGATCTCGCGGGTGGAACGATGCGCCACTTCGCGATCAACCGACCGGCGGGCGTCGTGCGTGGTCAGAGCGACCTGGCGCCGCTCCTCCCGTGGCTACGCCGGTACCGCGACTGGCTGACCGATCGGGTCCGCCTCAACAAGTATCGGACGGCGTTTGTCTGGCAGGTCCAGCTGAAGGGCTCCGACGCGCGGGCGGTCCGACAGCGTCAGGCCGAGCTCGCGGTGCCGCCACCTCCGGGAAGTGTGATCGTGGCCAACGAGAACGAGACCTGGACGGCGATCGCGTCGAACATTCACGCGGACGACGTTCAGCACGATGGCTACGCGCTACGGCTGATGGTGGCGGCCGGGGCCGGGGTGCCGCTCTACTGGCTGGCCGAGTCCGAGCACACGGCGCGCGGCACGGCGGCGGAGCAGTCCGAGCCAACCTACCGGCACTACCGGCAGCGCCAGCTCTTCTTTGGTTGGGTGATGCGCCGCTTGTGCGTCGACGCGTTGCGGGCGCGTGGTCTGGTGGAGGTTGGGCTCGACGACGTACTCGCCGAGTTTAGCGAGCTCGATCGCGCGGAGTCGCTGTACACGGCGTCGGCGATGGCGCAGCTCACCGACACGCTCTCCACCGCGCAGCAGCTGGGCTGGCTCAGTCCCCAGGACGCGGCGATGACCTACCAGCACTACCTTGGCTTGGCGATGGACCTGCCCGCAGATTTGGACGCGGCTGGCCTGATGAGCGGTTCGCCTCACCCGTTGGGCGCGACGGCACGTCCAGGGGGGCCTGGAGGGGTGCCCTCTGGGCCCCGGCGGGTTGGGCCCTTGCCGCGGGGGCGTCGTCCTGGGCTGTCTTCGCGGGGTGCTCGCTCGGGCGGGCTGCCGAGTGCGCCGGGCGCTTCGGTGCGCGATCCGACGGCGGGCGGGGGCGCGGTGGCGCCGGATCCGACGGTGGCGATTTAAGGAGGGTTGGTTGGAGATCGCGGGTTTTGCGTATAGTCCGCCGGCAGTTGGCGTGGCGGCGAGCGTTCAGCTATGCACGCTCAACGCGGGCCAGCTGATCTTGGCGGCCACTTTGTGGGTGGACACGCCGAGTGACTCGGCGAGCTCGGGGACGTTCACGGTGTCGGGTGATCCGTCGGGGGTGTTCAACGTGAATGTGGCGCCCAGCTCGGACCTGTACGGAGGCGGCTCGAATCCGACGAACGTTTCGCTGCTGCCGCAGAGCAGGCCGCAGGTGGTGAGCTACGCGGAGACGGTGACGCTGGTGTGGACGCCGGGCGGCTCTCCGGGGGCGACGATTCCGAAGATTCGGATTCGGCTGATGACCGAGCAGTGGTTGTAGAGGAGGTGGGTGGTGGCGAGGCCTGAGCGGAACGCGCGACACGACGATCGGTATCCGGCGATTGACGCGTACTTTTCTCCGGAGGTCTATCGGCCGGGGGTGGGGTACGCGAATCGGAACGATTTGGATCCGACGGGGTATTCGATCTCGGACCTGCAGCTGAGCGGGCGGGTGGGCGACGAGTGGTTGGATCCGGAGGTCTTGGCGCCTTTGGGCGGGCAGCTGCTGGGGCGGCTGGCGCCGAGCTCGTACGGCAACGAACAGGGACCGCGGCCAGGTGGGGCGCTGGTGGACCTGGCGGAGTACCAGGCGAAGTACCACGCGCTGGCGGGACTCAGGGGATACTCCGGCTTTGGCTTGGAGGGCGATCCTGGCGCTCCCGCTCGCGAGCGGGGCGGTCTTCCTGGCGCGGCGTCGATTCGGTCGCGGTTGGGGATCCCCTGGGGGATGGACGATACCTGCTACGACGGTCCGAATGCGCCGATGCGCGCTGACCCGCTGTATCTGACCGAGCAGCACGCGATCGCGCGCGCGCCGCTGCCGCGGGGCCCAGAGGGCTCCTCGGGTTCTTCCGACGTGCGGGAGCGGGTCCTGCCACGGCTCGACGGCTCGGCTGGCGAGCCAAGCTCCCCGAGTGTTGCTGGTTGGGTCCCGGAGCAGATTCTTAGTCGGGTCGCGCGCTACGCGAACGCGGCGATCTACGATGGCGGCGCCGGTGGGGGCTTCGGCGATTATCGGTCGGGTGCCGAGGATCGGGCGACGGACTTCGCGGGGGATGGGTATCCGCGGGTCGTGAGCCAGACCTACGGCGGTCTCCCTGGGCACGGCGAGGACGGCCGCGGCTTCGTCGGCGGTGGGGACTACGGGGACGTGAGCCCGAGCGAGGAGCTGGCGAACATCAGGCGGGAGAACGACTCGGGCGACGAGTACGACGGCTCGGGATGGTCGCGGGTGCCGAGCAGCTACACGCGTCGGCGCACGCGGGACGTCGACTCGAATTTCGATCGGTAGAACGGGTAACGAGTGATGAGTGATGGGTGATGAGTGGGGGACGGTCCCGGCTCATTACTTATCACTCGTCACTGAGGAGGTGGTAGGGTGGCGGCTTTGACGGAGGAGCAGCGGGCGCGCCTTTCAGACTCGGACTTCGCGGTGCCGCATAAGCGAGCGCTTCCGATCCATGACGCGGAGCACGCCAAGCTGGCGTGGGACATGCTGTCGCGGACGGAGGGACTGACGAGCGACGAGCGGGAGGACGCTCGTCATCGGATCGTGCGGGCACTGCACCGGCACGGAGTGAAGTTCGCGCAGGGCGTGGAGGAGAGCGGGGCGCGACAACTGACCGGGTACTTTGGCGGGGACGAGAGCTCGACGCGGGCGCTCGAGGCGAAGGTCGTCGACGAGGCACAGCGGGTTGTCGAGGTGACGATCGTTCGGCCGGGGGTGAGCGATAACGGGTATGTCTACGCCGAGAGCGTGCTGCGGGAGGCGGTGGGCCTGTGGAATGGTGCGCCAGCGTTCCTGGATCATCCGACGGCGCTGGATTTGACGCGGGCGGGGTCACGAAGCCTCCGGGACCTGGTCGGTGTCTACGAGAACCCGGCGTACGCGGAGGGCCGCGGGATTCGAGCGCGGCTTCGGCTGAGTGCGAACGACCACGGCGCGTTCGAGACGATTCGGGAGGCAGTATCGGCGCGGGCGAGCGGGCGAGCGGTGCCGCCAATTGGGATCTCGGCGGACTGGCGGTTATTGTCGTCGCCGGTGAAGCCGGGCCCGGATGGGCGACAGCGGCGGCAGGTCCACGCGATCACGGCAGTGAATAGCGGTGATCTGGTGGTGCGGCCGAGCGCGGGGGGATCGTTCGATCGGATTGTGGAGGGGTCGGCGGCGATCGTCGCCGACTACACGAGCTGGGTACCTTGGGAGGTGGTGACGGTGCCTGATGGAGCCACGGCTTCGGCCGCGAAATCGGACGTATCCCGCCTGGCGGAAAGCGCCGGCGTGGGTTCAACCACGGTTCAACCATTGGGTGGAGACCCCACCCTCGTCCTCCCCGGCTCGGGGAGGAGAGAGGTCGAGCGACTGGTGTGGGAGGCGCTGGCGCCGGTGCAGGCGCAGCTGCGGGGCGCCCAGCTCGAAGCGAAGCTCGCCGCGGCGAAACTGCCCGAGTCGGCGGCTGGCTTCGTGCGTGGGCAGTTCCCGAATAGTCGGGTGTTCGAAGCGAGTGAGGTCGACGCGGCGATCGCCGCGGTGAAGGACATGTTGGGGGGCGTCTTCGGGCAGCAGAGCATTCGGGGCGTGGGGGCCTTCCGACCCGACGTGCAGGTCGGTCAATCGGCGCTGGATCGGGTGCAGGCGTCGATGGATCGACTATTCGGGCTGCCGCTGGCGGACGCTTTGTCGGCGACGCCGCGCTTTACCGGGATTCGGGAGGCCTACGTCACGATTACCGGCGACAAGTTCTTCACCGGCAACTATGTGTGGAGCGAGTCGGTCGTGCGCGAGGCGAACGAGGTCACGACGTCGGTACTCGCGAACGTCGTGCTGAACTCGATGACGAAGCGGTTGGTGCGGGACTACCAGGCGCAGCCGAAATGGTGGGAGCCGATCGTCATCAAGACGCCGGTGCTGGATATGAAGCAGCAGAACCGGATTCGGTTGCTGGACTTCGCCTCGTTGTCGAGTGTGTCGGAAGACGCGGCGTACACGAACATTGCCTGGGGGGACGCGCGCGAAAACTACACGCCGACGAAGTTCGGGAACCTGGTGGTGGTGACGCTCGAGACGTTCCTGAACGACGACGTGCACGCGGTGACGCGGATACCGACGAAGATCGCGCACGCGGCGACGGTGACGATTAACGAGCAGGTGGCGACGCTGTTCACCCAGTCGAGCGGGACCGGGCCGACGCTGAGTGACACGTTCCACGTGTTCGATAGCGCGAACCACCAGGGGAACACGTCGAACAGCACGCCGGCCTACGACCTGAGCTCGAGCTCGCTGCAGAACGCGATGACGGCGCTGGAGAAGATCCAGAACTCGGCGAGTAAGCGGATTGGCGTGCGGGGTCGGTACCTCCTGATTCCGCCGGACCTGCGCTGGACGGCTGCCGTCATTACCCAGAGCCAATACGCGTCGGGGACGGCGAACAACGATATTAACCCGCTGGCGGGGGCGATCGTCCCCATTGTCGTGCCGCAGTTTACGACGACCTACCAGTGGTACCTGCTGGCGGATCCGAGCCAAATCGAGAGCCTGGAGGTGGGCTTTCTGAACGGGCGGGAAGAGCCCGAGCTGCTGGTGCAGGACAACCCGACGCAGGGGGCGGTGTTCACGAACGACGCGATCAGCTATAAGGTGCGGCACATTTATGGTGCCGGCTGGTTGGACTATCGTGGGGCGTTCGCGGCGCTGCCAACAAGCTAGACGTTATCCCGGGGGCCGGCGGTGTCTCCTGTCCTCTTGGCGCCGCGATGGCTCCCTGGCCCGATCGGTTGGGTGGCCGGTCGGGCCATTCCTTGGACGGGGTTGGAGAACCCCTCCCTCTTCCCTCCCCGCGCCGGGGAGGGAAGAGGGTTTCGCGGCGCTGGCGGTGGGTCTTGGCGGGCGAGCCGCCAGCGCCGACCTAGTTGGTGGAGGTGGGACGGTGCGCGCGGTGTACTTTTTCCTGATGGCGGCCGCGGCCGTCTACGGGGTGCTTCGGTCGATCCTGGCGATGGCGAACACGCAGTTTGGGGCGATCACGATCGCGGATGGATACGCGTCGCCGCCAGCGCTGCTGCCGAACAATAACGAGGTGTTTACCTACTTCGTGGGTGGGGCCCAGACGACGGGGACGGAGAAGCAGGGCTTTTTGATGAGCCAGGCGGGGACGATCGTCGACGTGCGGGCCTACCTGACGACGGCGCCGACGGGCCAAAGCTTCATTGTCGACCTGATGAAGAACGGGGTGACGATGTTCACGACGAGCGGGAATCGGCCGACGATCGCGGCGAGCGGGAATGCGTCGACGACGACGCTACCGGACATTGTGAGCGTGGCGGTGGGCGATCGACTGCGGATCGACAACATTCAGGTGGGATCGGGCGTGGCGGGGAGCAACTTGTACGTGACGGTCACGCTGAAAGTGGCGAACGTCGCGTAGCGGGCGACGAGTGATGAGTGGCGACTGACGAGGGGGACGGAGGGTGACAATCGGGGCAGTTGTCTCGATCAATGGGACGGTGACGGGCGCTCCCGGGGGTGAGGTCGGCTTTGGCGCGAACGTGGTGAACGCGACGTCGGTGGCGCAGGTCACCCAGGTCACGCTAGGGAACGGCGCGAACACGATTAGCGTGCCGATTGGGGCGGTTGGCTGCTTCTTCGTTCCGTACGCCGGGAACGCGCAGACGCTCACGCTCAAGGGGGTATCGGGGGATACGGGGATCGGGATCCACGCGACGAATCCGAGCGTGCTGAGCTTCGCGAGTGGGACGACGTCGTTCGTGATCACGGCGGGCGGGGCGACCGGTGGCGTGAGCGAGTGC